ATTCGTTGTCTCTCCCGTTATGGTAGTGGGGAAGCACTATACGCCACGTCGAATACGAGTATAACGTCGAAGTAAGAGTGAACGATCGGGTAACTGCAATTCTGGTAAATCTAAATCCAAAAGGAATTGAAATAGATCACTTAAATCACGTTTAAATGATGTAGGTTTTGCATTAGGCTACATAGTTAGAATATAATCATAACATAATTTACAAACTTCATAAGCCTTGGGATCAGTACCGCACATCCATGCAACACCAATAATTCTAGTAAGAACATCGCCAGGGTCTACGTCTTCAATTTCACCGTACACAATCTGAGCTAGTACGAGTTGGGGATCAACTAGTACGTCTTCCATTGATAAAATCCTCTTTCCTAAGAATTCAACCGTTTTGCCGTAACTTTTATACGAACGCCAAAATCCTTTTTCAGGATGTATCGTCATAGCGTGAACTTCTTTCATAAAATCGATATACTGCTGTTTTCGATAATTAGGAAAAGTCGTATATAAGTGAACAATCGAGTCGTCACCTAAGAAACACGCATAATGGAATACATCATCAAACCTTTCAAAGGTATGCAAGGGCATCCCTTCAAGTTTATGTATGTATAATGTGGCTGAAGTGGTATAATAAGCGTTTATCAAACTACCCACCAATTGGGTAAAGTAACTACCGCTGGGTATACCTCTATCCTTCATTCGTAAAGTCTCATACATATACATAGGAGTATTAATAAAGTATTCAACTACACGATCAAAAATCTTTCGTTCAGTATGTGTCAAAATAAGAGCCTTTCGTAAAACTGAAAACGCCCATTTAATTACATCCGCAGAAATACAAGCGTCAAACGATGAAAAATCAAAGCCAAACGTAGTACCAGGTTTGCGACATGTATCATAAAGGAAAGATCCATAGCCATCTGACCAATTGTATTTCCATGCAAATAAAGGACAATCATGAAGATAGTCCATCAATGGCTCCATATAGCGAGCCTCGAGAATGGTCATTTCAATTGGATAAGCCCACACTAATCTGGGTG